GGTAGAAATTGATCGAGAGTTTTTTGTTTAACGGCCTCACGTACTCTTAACCGTTCTTCAGTGTTATTATCAGCCATTTTTTCACCGTATGCCATGCGCCGACCCTTGATTTTAGCCATTTCTTCAGGGTCTTCAATCTCGAATAGATTGTCGTAATACTTTGGCACACGCATTTTTTTGCCACGAACGATAATCTCATCGGATGGATATATATCGTCTTTATAGAGATCATACCATCCTTTACCAATACCGGGACGACGGCTCATTGTTACATATTCCGGCTTGACATCAACTATTTCACCGGTGTCCTCGGCCAAGTGCTGATAAGGCTTAAGTCCGTTGCCATCGAGCACCTCCAGACCTTTACCGGTGACTTTTTTAAGGCAGTATCGGGCAACGTAAGCGGCTGATTCGAAAGTAACGCCGCCGATAAGGCAATGACCAAAAGGCCAAAGGCAATTATCAGTTGCACTATGTAAGATTTCGGAAGTGTAGAGCCGGTAGCCTTGCCTTTCTGTAAAATACTTTTTATCAGGGAAATCGAAGCCGAATATAACGGCGTGATAATGAGGCCTATTAGTTTTTTCACCATACTCTCCACAATGGAAATATCGAATTGTTTTGTCGGAAAATTTCTTACGAAGCCTTTTCATGAATTTTTGAAAATGCTCAACATGAAGCGAATAATCCGACGGCAAATAATCATTATTATACGTAAGAGTAACGAAACAATTTTCTTCATGAAGGCTGGCCTCGTGCATACACCTTATAGCCCATTGTCGGGACCTCTCTAATCTGCAACCTATACATTGACCACACGGAACTTCAACAGGCAAATCCACATAGCCTTGCTTAACGTCAAACACAATACCTCGCTTGCCACTAGGATTAACCGTTCGGCTCCGATAACCACGTAATGGTTTATAACACGGCACTACAACCTAATACCTCCACGCATAGGATTATAATAGTTTTTGCTCGCCACCCGGCGAGCGGTACGAGTGAACAACCTGCGACTACGTTTTCGACCCATTTTTTTACGTCTCATAGATACCTCTCTTTTTTTAGTCCGAGGGGCTCATCCCCTCGGAGCGTGACACCTTCGGTGTCAGTCAGCACAGTTACATCAAGTGGGGTAACTGTGCTGGCTGCTAAATTGCACCATTTAATTTTATAACCGTCAAGCGGTTTTCACGTCGGGGTCAGGCGCATTAGAATCAGGGTCGGAACCTCCGACACCGGGCAGATGTGGGTCGGCGGGGGCCGGTCGAGTAGCAAGCCCGAGCTCATAGAGAGCTTCTTTGTTGTTGGGGTCGGAGACGAATTGAACAAACTCACCAGGGTCATTGCCAAACCGTTTACGGACGGAGGACGGCAGAGAATCAAAGCTCGCCTGGGCAGCAATAAGAACATTAAGCGCGGTTTGATAATCGACAGGATTAGACAGGTCAACATATTCGCCTTCGTACTTATTTACATGATCTATCATTCCTGTTTTTTGATATTTTTTCAGTAGATTGTTGATATCGCATTCAGCTTTGAAAGATTGTTTAGTACGGGTTTCACCGACACATTTTAAGGCTCTTGATTTAGATGCAGAATAAGCAGTTTTAAATTCCATTTTTTATACTCCATAACTTGAAAGAGTCTGCGAACTAGGGGGGGACGCTCCCGCTTAGGGCATGGACAACGATTAAGCCGTTGTCCACACCCTAGCCCCCCGACTATAACGGGAGTGAATAGGACCTATTTTCCTTTTGTAAATATTTTTTTGGCGCTACCTGCTCCGCCGAGCATCCTGCCTATCCGATCGACATAGGCATCAATAACTTGTAAAAAGGAGCGATTCGACTCGATTTTCTGTCGATTCATAAGCGCTTTTTGACCGGCAGCCCTTACAGCAAGATCGAGAGCACGAGCACTATTATCAATTTGTAACCCATATTCCTGCTGCCGCTGCACAGCCGCTTGCGCTTCAATCAATTTTCTTTGTTGTTGCCGGTTCTTGATTTCGACAGCTGTTACTTTTTTTTGCTCATCGTTGAGAGCCGCTTGACTATTGGATTCGTCAATTTTTTGCTCGATCAGCCGTGTTTCGGGGTCGAGTTTTTTGTAAGTGGCCGCGCTATTAGTAACACTATTGAACGCATCCACACCGGCAGCAACACTATTTTGCATTACGGCGCTGGTACCCGAAGGAGTACCAGCACCGCCCGTTTTATAAGCCAAGATCGGATTGAGGCCGGCTTTCCGCATATCAGCCATTGCTGCTTGATATTGAGTGTTGCGCATCTCGCGTTGGAAGCGCATTTGCTTCCGAGAGAGTGACTTGTTTGCAGAGTTGGCACGCTCACCGCCCAAAAACGATAGGGCGCCGCCAACAACGGAACCAAACAAACCCACGATAACCTCCTTTTAGAAATGGTCAATCATACCGGGCGTAGAATAGACGGGCATCGGTCGGGCACACCGCAGATCGAAATAGCTATCGAACAGGAATTGCGGTTCGGTTTCCACGGCGACCACGCGATCGACGGGCGGATTCTCCTCGATGAACGATTGATTCAGCAAGGGCAACCCATCAAAGTTTTGCGCAAGGTGCCAGGTGTCCAATGTTTGAGGATCGTTGCTGCGCATCTTGCCGGTGATCTTGGACGGCTTATAACGGTATTCAGCATACCGCTCCTGATAACCAAAAACGCGCTCATTATCCGGCACACCGGTGCCGCCAGTATCAACGGTCGGATCCTGGGCATAAATCTCTTTGTTGAGAACGGCCTGCTCGCCAATATGAGACAGGGCCGGCCAGTAATAATCCCAACGGGTGGACCTGGAGAACATACGATCGAGACCTTGCTGATACGTCAGGTCGGCACGGACGGAAACAAGGCCGATAATGACGCAATGTTCAGTAAAGGATTTCGTAAAGCCGTTACCGCTCATCGTACCAACACCAAACGCTGCAAGGTTGCCTTGGGGGCTGGTTGTATCGGTGCTGCTGGTCTGGGCAATAGGGTTAATGTTAATACGGGAAGAACCACCGCCTAAATATTCGGGGCGCTGCATCCGCGCATCAGGCGAGGTAACACCAAAGTGCGACCTGATAATTTCAGTATAACGAGTACCTCCACGTGCATCACGCTCAAAGAGCCGCTGAAGCTGGAAAGCTTGCCGCAGTTCGTTTATTGTTGCCGCAGTTGCATCAGATAGATCAGCGTACAAATTTGATTTGGTCTCCTTCTCAACGGGCACGCCAATATCATTAATGTGCGAACTAGATCTAGGGTAAGAATAACTATTTTCCGATCTATGCCAGATCGCATATTTATCATCGTGGCTTAAATTACTACCTTCAAAAATATCCCATTTGACATAAGCAGATTCACCAAGAGGCAGATCAACCGATTCACCTTTTAGCGGCCAGGGCAGACAGCTTGTAAAGTAATCGTGGCGCTTACCACGTTTGAGCAAAACGTAATCGGCAGGGTCATCCGGGCCGTCGTCGGTATCGACAACGACAGAATCGATCAGGTTCTGATCTCTAAACCACTCATTGTAAATAAGATTATAGGCCCGATGCCAGAGACTGGAATGCTCAAGGTTTGGGACTTGAGTGGGTATTCCGAAATAATCAGATAGAGAGCCATTACTATAACCACCATCGGCAGGAGCAACCATAGTAGGGACAAGGTAGTCGGTGGAGTCGTCGGGATTTTTTTGTTCGCCATTAAATTTCTCCCAATTATCCCATATAAGACGAATGGGAACGGCAAAAAAGAAAGAATCCATAAACATATTATCCATAAACGGATGTATAGGAGTTGCCAAACGAGTAAATGCCGTCATGTTGAGATTGAATGTATCACCCGGCAGAGCCTCATCGACAAACACGGGAACAAGATAACCACTATCAAAGGTCGTTTTGAGACCACACGACCGATTAAAGGAAGATCGCGGAATTTCGACTTTCGGAACTTGGCTAAATTGGTGCGTCATTACGCTTTTCATTTTTAATTATCCTCCTCGGTAATATCGGTAGACTTTACAACCATGGGATTACGAAACTCAACCAAACAGCCCAAAGACTTTTTATTAGGATAACTAGTGATAAGACCACTATTATCGTCATATTCACCAATCTCGAAAAGGGTAAAGTCAGACGGGTTTTCTTTAAAAATATGATCTTCTTTGCCATTAACGATTGAACCAACAGCGCGGCGTGCCGCCGCCATCGTAGGCATGAAAAAGGGACGGAGGAAGGCACCTAATTTTTCATCATAGATATTGAGGTTGCCATCTGCTTTTAGGAAATCAATGGGAATTTCAACATACACCGGCCGCGGCCTGCCTTGCCCTGCCTCTCTGTAGGCTCTGCTGATAATCGCCGGTATTTCT